TTGGGTTAGATAGTTGGGTCGACTTATTTAAATGGAAAATCACTGCATTCTTTGCTGATATATTTGATCAAGAAAGTGTCGAACCTAAGGGTCCTGGTAAGGAATTTTATATTTATAAGAATTCACCTTTCAATCTTATGTACGGTCGAGCTATGCGTTTTATCAAAACGAAGGGACTTAAAAAATCCTGGCTCTATCGACTCGCAAATTCTGTTCTAATGGCTAAGAAGGGCGCACCGCCCGTATCTCCAGAATTAGTATTCTCTAAACAAGAAGAAACATTTAAGCTATTAACTACCCCTCCAGAGCTTTACAAGGCTCGCGATTGGGAGGGGGAAGAGATTTCAACAACTCAGTCGAGTTGTATTGATATTTCTGGTGTCATGTTTGATTTAAATTTTAACATGATCGGTAAAGAACAGGATGGGAATTGGTCCACTACAGTTTGTCCTCAGACAATTAAAACCGAGATCACTCGGTCTGTTAAGGAACTCTTCCAGAATTCCGTCTTCTCTAAAGAGAAACTGCTCAAGGCAAGGTTTCCATCAACTTCTGCGAATTATATAAATTCAAGGAATGAGATGGGGTCTGTTCGCGCGTGTAAGAAGATCATTACTGATCTTGGCTTAGACGGCGATTATATATCAGACTACAAAAACTTTAAAACGGGTACTTTCTCAGAAAGGAAGAGTGATCTTTTTGGATGTTCTATGTTGAAAGATGATGAAGAAATAATTGGGGAAACAGTAGAAAAGTTATATTTGGAAGTTAATTCTGAACCTTTTCTAGATGTCCATGAACGTTATTTTGAAGAATTAGTTCAACGGTCCTTAAAGGAGCCTCCTGTTACTAAAACAGTTGGTCTCCCTGAGCCTTTAAAGGTTCGGGTGATCACATGTGGACCACCTTTGACTTATACGGTGTTGAAACCATTTCAGAAATTTTTGTGGGGCGTTTTGAAAAAACATCCAACGTTCGATTTAATTGGACAACCTCTCACTGTTAATATTATTAATGATACTTTTCGTCAAGCGTCATGGATTTTAAGCGGTGATTACAAAGCGAGTACTGATAATCTCTATTCTTG